AACCAATGGCGATTGGATTAGGATTTAAACAAATAACAGATTTTCTTGAAAAAAATAGAAAAGAAAAATCTGAAAGAGTACTTACTATTATTGAAAAAGCATTAATATATTTAAAATCTAATATTACATTTCCAGCATTTAGTCCAAATCAAAAAATAGAAATGATAAATAATTTAGAAAAACAAAAAAAGAAAATAAAAAAAAAATTAAAGAAAAAGAATTAATTATTATTAAATGATTAAATTAACAGTTTTTAAAAATAATAAAGATTTTTTTGTTGCTCTTTTAAAAAATCCACATTGGGAAAAAGAAATTAAAGAAATTTTTATAACAGGGTTTAAACAAGATAATGATATTGCAAATACATTTATTAATTATATTAAAAATGATAAAACTAATATTAAATATAGATTATTTGGTATTAAAAATAATTCTATTATTTTCTTTGCATTTGTATCCCATAATGAAAATGTTTTAAAAATATCAAATGATGAACAGTTTTATAAAACTTATTCTTATTTAGAATACTACTACATTACTACAAATTCAGATAAAATCCAGATTAATAATTATTTATTTAATATTTGTAGAAATATGGATAATAAATATAAAGGATTAGGAACTAAAGTTTTAGAAAAATTTTATTCATTTTTAAAAAAAGAAAATATAACAGAAATATATCTTTGTCCTGAATTTAAAAATCTAGAAACTTATTATCTTAAAACAGACTATAAAATTTTACAAAATCTTGCTAAAAATAATAATTATAAACTACATCCAGTTATGATTAAATATTTATCATAAACGCAATATTTTACTTCAAAAATCTATAGCAAAATATATGCGAGTAAAAACTTATGAAAATTAATATTCACATAAATTATACTTGATGGAGATTGATCAACTTATTGATTCAGAAAATCTTATTGCTGATTATGATTTTATATTAAACAATGTCAATGATATTCTCTATGATTTATTAACAGGCGATGATATTCATCGTATTACAAATCATGATAATCGTGGATACATCAGAATAAATGTTAAAGTTTCTCCAAAAAAGAAAAAGAAAAAATTAATGAAAGATATATTATCACATCTTCCAAAATATGAAAAAATTAAAGAAAATGATGATTTAATTACACAACAAACTAGTTGTGCCATTTGTATGAATAAATATAAAAAAGGTGAATACAAAAGAGTATTACCTTGTGGCCATTGTTATCATAAAAAATGTATTGATAAATGGTTAATAAGTAATGAAAAAATGTCATGTGCATTATGTAGAGAATCTTTTGTTAATAAAAATCAAGAACAAAATGTTATTATTAATGAAGAAACACGAAGTCGTATTTTTAGAAATGAAATACAATCTATTTAAATATATTTTAATAATAATTTATCATCAATATATGGTAAAATTGGTTCATACATCCAATCACGAATTTTATCCATTGTATGTAACTCAAAATCAATAGGATAAAATTCAATTAATTCTGACTCTGGGTCAGTCATTAAATTTTGAAATTCTTCAGGAAGAATATGTCGGGATTTTGATGGTAAAATCATCATTAATTGTTGTAGAGATGTATATGGTTCTGTTTTTTCAAATTGAATTGAATTTAAATCATTATTTTGTAAAAATTCATTCATTGAATGAAATAAAACTCCATGATATTTATAAAAATGCCTCCAACACGGACAACCTTTAAAATAATAATCTTTAGTCCAAATTACTGTTTTAAAATAATCTTTTACTACTTTTTTAATGTACTGTTGAGAATGTGTTTTATAAAAATAATCATAATACCGATTTTTCCAACCTTTATAACAATATCTAATTGGATAATCATTTAAACTAATACGTTTATGTTTATAATGTTTAATATTCTCAATAATATAATTTTCTTCATTTCTATCAAATTTATTAAATATCTTTCGAATGAAATACATATTTACTGTATTACCTGGTCGAATTAAATAATCATTAATTGTTTGTTTTGTCTTTTTTAAAAAATCACAATAAGTTTTTAAAAGCAGTTTTACACCATTATTATAAATATCTAATGCCTTCAAATGTGGCAAAAAATCATTACCTAAAAAAAAACTCATAAATACCCAATCTTTTATAAAACTATTTGAATTCTTTATACGAATATGATAATTTCTTTCTATATCTTTAATCATACTTGATTTCAAATTATCTATACATAAAAAATTAAACTGTAATAATTTTGTATCCAAATTTTCTATATAATTTCTTTCAAAAAATTGAACCTCTCTCAATAAATAAATTTTCGGAAATAATGTTGCCATTGAAAGTAAAATTAAATCAGCATCTAAACCATAAATAATCAATTGTCGATCTTTATTTTTACACTCTTTTTTTATATAATCCATAATACAATGCTCACCTTCACCTGGATTTGCTGTTGAAGAAAAAACTGTTTTTTTTACATATGTTGGCATTTGTTTAGAAATATATTCATTTATATTTTGTTCTAAAGTTAACATAAAATCTGTTCCTGGAGAAATACAATTTCTATCAAATTTTGAAATATCTCTCTCTTTTGCTGACTTAAAACGCCTTAATCTTTGTTGTGTCATTTTTGCTCTTGGAGCAACTCCATCCATTGCTATATAAACAAATTGTGGATGAATATATTTAATAATTCGATCTGTATACTCAATTGTTCCTTGACAAACATGTTTTATAAATTCATCTTGTGAAATATCAACTTCTTCAAATACTTTTAAAAGATCATTTACAATTGAATGAATTACTCCATTATAATCAAAAAAAAGATAGGGCTGATTTAAAAAAGTGTTATCTTTTTTAACACAAGATGGAAAATTTGTTATAATATATTTATAATAGCCTGGGACTCCCATATTAATTTATAATTAATGTTATCAATATGTATTTAATTCAATTTTAATAAAGATTGAATTAAATTTAATTTGCTTATATATTATCTATTTAAAAGATACTAATTTTTTTACTACAAGATGGTAAAAAGTTACACCTAAAGCATAATAAATAGCAATATCAATTGGTTCTGCTTGGAAAATACCTTTATCTGTAGAATATGAATTAAGAACATATACTACTAAAAATATTGCAATCAATTTAACTAATTCAGTTAATAATTCTGCGTATTCATTTACATCTAATACAATAACAACCATTATCTATATATATATAATATATAACATAAATATTTTTAAAAATTAATTTATATATATTTATTTTTTGTTACTTTTTTCTTTCTACGACGTTTTACTGGTATTTCTATATCACTATCACTATCACTTTCTATCTCTATTTTAATTTTATTCTTTTTCTTTGTTCCAATTGTATTTCCACCAAAAAATTTGGTTATTTCACTTTGACCTGATTTTCTATTTTTACCAATTCGTCTAATATTCGCAAATAGTTGAGCTGCTCTTGGATCAACTTGCTCAAATAATTGCATAATTGGTTTCTCTAATTGTCTTTCAATATAATATAAATAATCTATTCGTAAATTATTTTCTGTAATAAATCTTGGCGTTTCAATTCTATCACCTTGTAATAAACATTTTTCTGGGACATCCAACCTTTCAATAAAACAATATGGAACTCGATCATTTGAAGCAAAAGCATTTCCAGGATCTCTATATAATTGCCTTAAAGCTAACATTACATGAGCAATATTTACCTTTCTCATATCATAATATTGAATCTTTTCATTTAAAAGATTAAATTGTCTGAATTTCTTTTTGTCTAATAATTTTATATCATCTTCTAAATCTTTTGAATATTTACATAAAGATGCCTGATATAATACTTTCGCTTTATCTACTGTTATCTCTTTCTTTTCAAATACTTTCTTCATTTTTAATATTTTTTCTCTTACTTTATCTGGTGTAAATTTAGTGTTTATTGTAATATCTCTCATTTCATTATCTGTATATGCTTTTATAATTAACTTTTCTAATTTCCCATATTTATCATCTAAAATTTCTTGAGTATTATTATCTACTTTATATTTATCGATTGATTTTACTGTCTTTGATATAATAAAATCATTCATTGGATACTTCTTTCTTTCATGATTGTATAAAATATCATCCAAAGATTCCTTTAAAAATCTAATCGAATCATCCAATTGATTGTTCAATATTCTATATAAACAACCCTCATAAATCTTTTTTAAAAATCTACAGTTATCTCGCCTTTTTAAAATTATACCCTTACAATCCAAATATTTCGGTTTTTTTACATCAAATTCATATAACCATCCAGCATACCTTTTCTTTGAAAATAAAATAAACGGTAAATACGTCTTTTCATACTCTAAATCATGAGGTGATGGTAATGGTACTAATTCACCCAATTTTCCTTTCCATTTTCCTTGAGTTATTAATTCACCTGACTCTATTGCTTCATCTATTGTCCACTTTAAAGCAACATCACTAAATAATCCATGCTCTTCTACGATTTTATCGGGAACTTTGTAGTTAACAAAAACACTATCGGTATTAGAAGGGACAATTTCCCCAATACCCCCGTTAAAAACACCGTGTTCGGTTTCAATATCATAAACAAATTCATTTTCATTATTATATCCCAAATCCAACATTTTCTTTACAACATAAGGTTCTTTCCTTTGTTTCCTTCTCCAATCAGTACCAATACAACAATTTAATCTATAAATATTTAATTTATCTTTTCTTACTTGAATACTACATTCATATCCAAGTGATTTAACTAAATAATATAAATGAGAACTACCAATTTTCCCTTTGTTGGAAAAACGAATTGTTTTTACTCTTGAATTTCTACATTTAGATCCATCCCCTGAAAAATAACCTATGAAAAAATTTAAACGAATATTATAATCAGCATTCAATATTTTATCTGGAATTATTTTTAATTTATCTTTATCATAAAAAATATCTCTAAATTTATCTACCATTACTTTAATACTTCCTTTAGGAACTAACTTTAAACATCCTGAACTTTTTATAGTTTCAAGTATTTTAAAATTTGTAGAATCTCCATATAATTCAATCAAATATTTCTTAGATATTTCAATTAATTTACGATTCGCTTTATTTATCGCCCAACTATATTTAATTCCCGATGATTTTGTATTATATTTACCACATGAACCATCCGCAAAAAATAAACCAAATATAAATGCCTCTTTTTCTTCAATAGTTCTTTCACAATTATCATATTCATCTATAATTTCAACAATTTCATTTAAATGTAATGGTTCTTTTATATCAAATTTAGGATAACTATGAAATAATTCAGTTTCACCAACAATACAATCTTTTGGTTTTATTTTTTCTTTTTTTGAATTCATTAAACTATGATCTTCTGTAACATCAATTACACCACAATGTGTATTTACTCTATAAATTTTCTTCTTTGTTTTATGTCTAATAACTCTCTTAATTTTAGCCCAACCATTATCAGCCCAACATTCTAAATTAACAGAAGTTTGTTGTTTTTCTTTACGATTAGTATCAAATGGTTTAAATTCTTCATATGATTTCCATTCATTATTTAATGTTTCAATTGTTCTAATAGAAATTTTACCAGTTGGATATCGTATCAAAATTGGTGTATCACCTGTAACTGAATCACCATAAATACACTTCGAATCTTTATAATAATCGAGAATTTTATCACGAGATGTCGCTAATAAATTTCTACCCGTTGTAGTAACACTACCAGCAACTTGCTTACAACTAATACAACCCATACTCGCACCAGTCGCACCATAAATTGAATTCGCTGTTACTTTATAAGCAAGTTGAAGACCATCTAGAATTTTTTTCTTAAATGGATTATTCTCTTTTTTCATTTTCTTTTTCGTAGCCTTTCTTGTATCTAATAACATTCGAAGAATACGAGGTAAAATAGCCCTGTCTTCAAATTTTATTTTATCTTGTCCTTTATCATCTTGAACTATATTTTGATTTATATCAAATTCTCTATGAGGTTGAACAAAATAATAACATTGAAATTTACCATTATCTGTCCAATGACAAGGATAAATTAATCTACCTTTTAAAAACTTCATTTTAGGAACATCTGTAATATTCGCATAATAAAAAAATTGATCCCCTTCATATTTAGTTTCTCTAACTGGAATTAATTCATCATTTTCTCGTTGTCTATCTAATTCTTCTATCATTATTGGATCTTTTATAATACTTTCAATACATAAATTATGTGAAAGCATACAACAAGGATATAGAGATGCGAAATCTAAACAAGCAACAGGATAAAAGTGGGCACCACTATTCGCATTCAATACAGTTGCTCCTTTATATGAACAACCACTCGTATCTTTTTCACGAACAGGCATTAAATAACCATCTTTTCTACATTGTCTAGCAACTAAACTTTGAACTTTAATACCCTGACCTCTAAAGAAAATGAATGATAAAGGCACACAACAAGTTTGAGCCATACCAATTTCATTTGGGATGATACATA